ATGATAGCCTTGTCTTTGAGAGGGCCTTCTGGACAAATGACGTTAATGCTCATAGCAAGCTGTTCAGCAGCTTGTTTGATTGCGTCTACTGCTTCTGAACCTGAGGGGTTGAAGTCTTTGTTAATATAGCTCATGGTATTTTCCTTTATGTTAAGTGAGCAGTTTAAACACATGCTCAGGTGTTGCAGAGATAGCGCCAGCCTCTATGACTGAACTTATCAGCTACCCCTGTACCTCTCATAGAAGATTACGTCAAGTCTACAATCTCACATGAGTCACCAGAACAAGCAAGCGTCTGACTACCTGATGTGTTGTCTTCGTTCTCATACTCTGAAAGCTTAGACCAGTCAATGCGCTTAGGCATTTTGTCTAGCATCTCTTGGTATGCTGCTTCATCACAGTCTTGGTAAGGTGCCTGTTGATACGTATGTTCGTTAAACGGTAGGAACGATACGCCTGACATCTCATCGAAGTGTTTGTACACGAACGCACCAACTTCTAACCATTCCTCTGACTTAACATTGATAGTCACAGATGGTTTGTGTTCACACCAGTTGCGCTGATACATCAACCACATCTCTAGCTGTTCAATGGCTGTCATATCTGCTGTACAGGTAGCCCCTACTGGAGCCTTCTGCGGGAAGCTAAACACTGTAGTCTGGTCTGGCTTAAACGCATCTGGTTCGTTAGGGATACCCTGGTCAATCATGAACTGGGTGAGAGGGTCTTTGTTGTCACCTCGGACGGTGCGTATATAGTAGGGGCTGTGTCGTGCATGGATTCCTGAGGCTGAATCAACCAGCTGCGAAACGGTCCCGCTAGGCTTAACACAGCTGATAGCAGCAGCAACAGGAATATCGAGAATCTCAGCCCAGACTTTGTTTGTATCCACAGCAACCTTTTTAAGATGTGCAAGGGTCTTATCCAATCCGTTGTTCTTGAGGGTCATCAGTGGATTGTCCATGATACCAGTTAGTGACACACCAAGTAGACGTTCTTCGGCTGTGTTAGTAGTCCACTGCTTACGTAGGTATGGAAACTTAATGTACGTAGACTGGATTGTACCCAAGATGGTAGCCAAGCGTACCTTCTCTGATAGTGTCTCAATAGTATCCGTTGCTCGTACTACGCACTCGGTAAGGTTGCAGAACTGGCTTGGGCGGAGGATGATCTCGCTGCACGGATTAGTTCCGAACTCATAGTCAGCATCACGACGACCATTTAGTGCTGCTTGTTTCTTAGATGCTTCACGGTTAAAGATACCACGTTCACCTGAGCCTGACTCTACCAATGACATCCACTCTTTCATGAAAGACAAGTTGTCTGGCTTCTCAGTGTATGATACAGAGTTATTAGCCAGTGCACGTTGCGGGTTGTTCTCCCACCATGCACCAGACTTAGCTGAACGCATACGGTCATCAGACAGATTACTCAATGAAATCATAGCACTACGGCGTACACCACCGACAACTACTACCTCACCGATCTTACACATGATGTCGTGACACTCAACAGACGACAATTTACGACCTGACGCTTTCTTAAATGTGTTGATAGTGAAGTTGAACAAGTCAACCAAAGGCGCTGGGCCTGAGGCACGGCCACCAAATGTCTTAAGAGGTGCACCAGCAGGGCGTACCTTGGATACATCCCACGTAGGAATCTCACCACTATACAGGAGTGCAATAAGTTGACGCAGAGACTTAGCCCAACCTTCCTTACTGTCCTTGACTACGATGTTAGTCTCGCTCTCGAAGAGATGGGGGACTTCGGGGAGCTTACTGATGGATTGACGTTCGACACTGAAGCCAACACCTGTACCACAGAGCAGGATGAACATAGCCTCATCGAAGGACTTAAGGTCATCTACGGCTAGGTAGCTACAGTTGTACATACATGTGTTGTCACGTTCAGCAGCAGGACCGCTTGTCATCAAGGACCGCATGGAGGGCATAACCTCTAGTCCAAGGATAGCTTCCTCAAGCTGACGCTTAGTAGCAGGATCAACCATGTCACGGATAGTGTTCACAGAGAAGCGTGTCACTGTGTCTTCCCATGACTCACGGCCTGTGTCGTCATAGTACTTAGCATACCGTGACTTGTGGATGAATGCTTGGTAATCGGTTGGTAGGTGGTTGCTTATCATTTCATGGCCTTATCAAATAGGTTCATAATGTATTCGTGTGTGTTGTTCTCTACACTCATGGTAGATCAGTCAGGTCTGGGGCTTTGTAGTTTGGACCCTTAAGTACTTTACCATCTTCACGGAAGATAGGTTTGCCATCCTCGCCTAGCTTAGACATGTTGCTTAAATGCACACGCATGAAAGCTTCGTCTAGTGCTTCGTTGCCGTAGTAGTTCATGGCGAATCGGACAGTTTCATCCGACTCAATAATCAGATACTCCCACTGATCTAACTCTTCTGTGCTGGCCAACGAAAGTAATGCGTCTGGTACTACAAGGTCAAAGCCTTCAATCACATACTGTAGGTCTGCGATCTCTTTAAGGTGGGCTACTGTGCCAACCTCTTCTGCTTGGGCTTCTGCTAGTTCTTCTTTGACTAACTTAATCCAAAGCCGTGCATCAAGAGAGCCTCGGAACGTCTTAATAAACTGTTCCAAGCACTCTTCTCTAGTTCTATCTGTCATGATCTCTCCTTAACAAGTACGTTGCTTATTTCAATGTCATCTACATCGTAGAACACATCTGTTATCAAGTCCCTCACATCTTCTTCATGTGAATCCTCGAATGATGATAGTACGTTGTTACTTCCATCTACTGTAACAACAGCAGTAACACTGAAGTGTTTATATGTCATCCTTCCTCTCCTACATAGCGACCTCGTAGTCGGCGCAGGTACCACATAGCTTTGTCTAAGTCCTCGACGCCATTCTTGTACTCGTGCCGCCAAAGATACTTCAGTACGTTAGCTGCATGAGGGGCTACACGAGGTGACATGTTCTCTGTCATAGCCTCAATAGCTACAATGCATTCGATGCCTGATTGATTGTAGTGCTTGGGTTGCTCTACTGCATCATAATCATCATACTCATGTAGCTTAGGCATCTTAGGATGCTCTAACTGCTTATCTAAATCCCACTTAGCCATTAGTCTTTCCTCTGCGTTTTAAGGGGTATCTTATCTGTTTTAGCTCTGGAGCCAGGCTCTGTCAACCAATCCTCTGGTATTACTCTGTGTGCCCAAAGAAAACCGTTCTTATCACACCATTCAAAGTATCTACTCTTAGCACCCTTATACAGCTTAGCGTTTGCGTTGCTGAATACAAAGCGGATGTCTAGCTCTGGATGTTGTTGCTTGATTGCTACATGTTTGCGTCGATCTTCATTATCGAAGATACCTTTTGTCTCAACTATGATGCCGTTATCTAGCTCGAAGTCTGGGGTATACTTGCGATAGCGTAGGTCTTCCCACTCAATCTTTAGCTGCTCGTACTTAACAACCTTCTGCCTTGGTGTTAAAAAAGCAGCGGCCTCCTTTTCGAGACCACTGCGATAACGGCGAGAATTATGTGTTCTAGCTGTTGTTCTTTTACCCATCAGGTTCCCCTATAGAAATGTAGTCGATCATTGGTGGGTTCTTAGCCTTAGAGTTAGGCGAAGGTAGTGTCTGTAGTGTAGGCCAGCACTTATGCTTAAACGCACAGAAACCACATTCTACACCTAGCTTAGTGTTGCCTGTCTTCTTGCGGTAGAATGTCTCTTCCACAGGTTCAAAGCAACGCTCAAAAGGCTCATCGTTGTCAATGTAATCCGTCAGGTCTTCGATCTTCTTAAGTACCGCTTCCTTGTCTACGCCTTCTGCAGACACGTACTTAAACTCACCGTTAGCCTTGTTGACTACCCACCAACCACCAACCTCTTTACCTGCACCCTCTGCGTAGCCTACAAGCTGTGGGACATACCCGAAGCTGTCACCGTCTGCTAACGCATCAAAGGATGCAAACTTATTCTGGTATGACCAAGGTGAGGCAGACTTAACGTCATCAACCTTACCGTCCAACACCATGTCATACTCACCACGGATCTCTTTACCGTTACCTAACTTGAGTGTGACATAATCGTTGTCATCAAAGTCCACCTTAGCTGCCCTCATGATACCCTTGAATACGGCTTCAACGATGTCGCCTAGGATCATGTTCATCAGGAAGTGTGGTGGGAAGGGTGTCTTACCCTCTGGCTCATTCTTATCGTACCATAGCTGACACTTGGGTCGGCCAATGTTAGACATACGTAAGCGGAATGCATCACGGGGACCGCTATCAAACTGCTTAAACAACGCTGCCTCTACATCGGAGGCGACCTTTGCGGCCACCTCCTTTGACATTGTAGACTCACCTGCCATAGCTTTCTGTAGGAACGTAAAGATCGCTAGTTCTGCAGGGTGATTCATTAGAACGGCACCTCATCCACATCAATGATAGAGCCGACCAGTTCCTTGTCTTCGTCACTCATACTGCTGTTGGAACGCTCATGGTGTAGGTCCATCACCTTACCATTATTGTATTCAACAAAGCCCAAGAAATCCTTAAGTGTTTCGTTGTCTGAGTCAGTCAGTTCAACCTTCTCGCCAACCTTAGCAGTACTAATACCATACACAGCACCTGTTGGAATAGAACGCTCTTCGCCAGCCATAGTAAGTGTAGACATGATCGGCAGCAGGTTCTTACGTTGTAGCAACGTCAGTGCACCGTCGATGTTCTTAAGGCTCTCACGGTTCTTAACATCCATGACGAATGGCATGTCAACAAACTGCATAGATGTAAGAGGATTACCTGCATCATCTACAGGGTTATCTACAGTCAGCAGACCCATGAATACCTTCACACGTTTTACTGTACGAATGATGTCTTTGGTTGCCTCTGGTAGAGCATTAAAGTCTTCGATGTAACCGCTTGGACGACCCAGGTTAAAGCCGCCTACACTGTCCTGCATGTCACCGTTTAGATTGTTAGACAGTACAGACTTTTCCATCTCGTTAGTAGATGCATTCCAGCGTTGCCACTGTTGGCGCTGGGCAAAGATGCGGATCGTAATGTTCTCTGCATAGAATACATCGTCACCGTGTGTGATCTTGTACGACCCTACAGGTACAACATCTGTCTTAATCTTCTTACCCGCTACGTCTATCTCACCCTTGATAGGTGTGCTCAGTACGTTAACACGTGCAAGTGACGGGCCCTGTGGTTTAGTTGAAGCTTCTGAGACACCCATTAGTTCTGCTAATGATTGACCTCGTTCTGCTGCTACTGTTAGTTCATTACTCATATCGTTCTCCATGAGATTTGTGTTTAAGAGTCTGTGTTATACTACTATATATCTTGTACGTCAAGCCATGATATTGCGCTCTTTAACGTACTTACTTCGTCTTTAAAAAGCCCTAAAGCTCTGTTACAGTTATTACAAAGAAGACCTCGCACTTTACCTGTTTTATGACAGTGATCTACGGACCAAGACCAGTCCTTTCTGTACCCTGTGTGACCTGAGTAGTTTTCTTTTATACCACAAATACCACACTTACCCCCTTGCGCATCTAACATACTTTCATATTCATCAAAGGTAATCCCATACCTCTTTAGAAGCTGATTGTTTCTACTGCTTTTTTGATTCGCTTCTGGGTTTGCCTTCTTCCAATCACTTCTCTTTTTATTGTCGCATGTTTTACATTGAGTAGCATACCCATCAGGAGAGGCCGTTCTCTTATAAAAGCAGTCAATAGTCTTTGAAATCTTGCATACTGTACAGATCTTCATCTTCTTTCCATTCTATAAAGTGTTGTAGTGTAGTTTGATGTAACTTCAGGTACTCATCTAGTGCTAAGATAAAATCAAGGTTTGCACCTGATAGTTTCATCAATCTATCCATCTCTACTAACTTCATGTTAAACTCTCTCTATGTTAAACTCTAACCCATCCCCCAAACCCCCTTCCCTTGAGGCCACATACAGTTATGCACATATTCTAAGGTGTAACAACACTGACGTGGCGTCACTTTAGTATGTGACGTTACGTAACTTTTATACATCCTGAACATCCAACCAATTCGGGCCTATCTTTGATTCTAATAAGAGCGGTACATTCATTACGACACCATAGGCTTTTTCTATGAGATCGTTTAGTCCTTCGTTCATGTCATCAATGATCTGTAATACTTCTTCCCTCTCATTT